CTTTGTGGTATCTCCTACACCGATGACCGGAGCCGATTCCGAACCGTCCAGCTTGTTGCCCTTTACGAGGACATCCATGGCCAGAGCATCCATTGCATAACCCAGCTGAACACCGAAGTCACGAAGGAATATTGCCATTACGTCCATCGATACGTAGCTTCGTACCTCGTCGGTAACCTTGAAACCCTTGCCGATTTTGAAAAGGTTGACCGACTTCTGGCCGAAAGATACGGTACCCAGAGGAATGGTCTCAGCCTCGTTCACCCGTGCAGGGTTAGCGTCTGACATGTTGACGAGCGGCATGATTGCCGTCAGCCCATTGATAGGCTGGTCGGATGCGATGATGTTGGGATAGAATGGTGCTTCTCGCATTCCCAGATAGATTGCCTCACGGACAATCTCCGGAACGAGCCAACGAAGTTCGGGATTCGGCATGGAGTATATATTCTCCATCGTGTCGACTTTGGGATTGAACCCGACGGCTTTGAAATAATCCTCCTGGGTAATGCCATATTTCTCCTGGAGCATATCACCCAGATGAATGTCTACCGGGAGACTCTTGTTGCTTCCCTGTCGGAAGCCATCCATGTTCTTTACGATTTCGGGAAGCTCCTTTAAGTACTGGTCCCGAGTGAAAGTTTTTTCTGCCATGTTATAAATGTGTTTTTCTTGTTATTTTGCAAGGATTCGTACCAGTTCACCTGCCTCTGCCGTGTTTATAGCCAGGAAGGGAGTCTCGGCATTAGCCGACGACGACTTGTAGTTGGGATATATACCGCTGTCATCCAACGTACCGTCGGTCTGTACATAACCAGTAGTAGCTATAGCCTCTTTTGCTATACCGTGAATAACAGTATAGCCCTGTACCATAACTGTTACCTCTACTCCCGCTGCCGAGGGTGGATATGCTGGGTACTGATTGTAACCGATAGCGATACCGATGTAGATTTCTCCCTCTGCTCCGGTATACGGAGAAATGGTACCGTCATTATTCAGTTTTACTGGCTGGCCCTGAACGATGATATCATCTTTCTTTACCGGGAATGCCTGATGAAGCTTGTGCGATTCACTTTTGTAAATCACAGCCTGCGGGGTTCGGGAACCCACTTTGTGTAAGTCTGCCATAATTTAATTTGAAATTTGAGTTACTTTCTCTGTTATTTCTTTTCTCCTCGGAGTTTCCGGTCGGCCAGAGCTTGGGCAACTGCCTGAGTGGATTTGTCTCCGTTCTTCGTCTCATCTTCTCCCTCGAGATTGATAGAAGATGCCCTGCCCACGTCCTGAGAACCGCAATGATTGCAGTGCATCGGGAATTTGTCCTCCAGCTGTGCATCGTAGGTCTTACGCAGAGCACTGAGGGTCTCCATGGTAGTTCCTTCGTTCTCCAGGAGTGCCAAGATATTCTGGTCTACGTTCTCCTCGCCGGAAACTTTCTTGTAGGCAGCCACCGTCTCCTCACGGAAGGATTTGATATGACCGTCCCAGTTTTTCTTTGCTTCCTTGTAAGATTCCATGTCCTTCTCGAGATTTGCTTTCTCTTCCTTGAGAGTCTGAATCTCGGTGTCTTTGGAAGCCACGACCTCTGTGAGGCTCTGATTCTGCTGTACCAGGTTTTTAATCTGGGTGAGAGCCAGCTCTGCCGAAACTTCCTGACCCTCAGAAAGGGTCAAAAGATTTTCACCAAAGAGGCTCGCCAGCACTTGCTGCAATTCTTTGTCCATGTTTGTTTTATTTGTTTGGTTATTGTGGTTACCCTTTCTGGCACCCTTTTCATTATTAGATTGGGTGGTATTGTACTTTATATCTTTTTCAGAAAGAACCTTGAAGTCGAACATAGATATCCTCTTTGCTGGGTCATTTGCTTCGGCAGCTTTTTCTTCAGAGAAAGGATAGTACTGACTTCCTGCATAAGCAGGGCTGTTTAACTTACCGCTTTTGATAAGCTGGGCAAACGGGTCTGCCCCATGCCATACCAGAGATGTCTCTTTATAAGATATAATCTTGGTAACAACTCTACGAATCAACTCCCCATTCTCAGTATATGTACCAAGTTTGGAATAGAACTTCCATATATCTTCAAAGGCATGAGAAGGTTCCCATGCAAACTCTACAGTTACAGAATTAGAATGTATTGACGGAGGGTCCATTTGAATACCACGAGCTATACGGGGATTTGAAAGACCATCTATCTTCATGATACCATTGATACCAGCAGGGATAATTATCCCGGTCTTTTCATCCTGATAAGCTTCTTGCCACTCTACAGACTTAACTGCTCCAATAGCATTAGCTACATCGGTCTCATGGTCAAGGTTAACTGATTGACCTACCAATAAGGGCATTGATTCCTTCAGTACTGCTTCTGGAAACTCAGTGGGGTTATACTTCCTTGCCACTATTGCGGCAGAAAGCATTCGGAACATTGGCTCTATAAAGTCACTGTCCTTTGGCTTTAACATTTCTGGAGTTACTTCTGGCATGAACTGGTTGACATTCAAAGTGCCACCCCACATACCAAACCTTTCCAGTGACTTCTTAGGGTCTTCACTGAAATTGCCAGTGCCCTTATAGAAGTTTTCGGAGAGAGAGTGAGCATCTATAACTATTTCTGGCACATCTGATACCATCAAGCTATGAGCTGCACTTAACACCATTACATCGGTGTTCTGCTGAGTCATTGACATAATTTATCTTGGTTTACTGTCTTGGTCTTTTCTTTTGGGATTAGGGTTTGTTTTATCCCTGGTCCTACGGTCTGACTTGTCTTTGTCATCTTCCCGTTTCTTTTTCTTCTTACCAGTATCTGAATCTCCCGTACCATCTGAATCATCCGAATCCACAGGAGTTCTTGGTTCGGGTTGGTCCGGAGTTTCATAACCCATATCCCGTGCAAACTGGTCCTGACTGATGATACCCTGATTATACAGGGTTACATTTACACGAGCCCGATATTCACGGGCCTGCTGTAACTTAATATCATCAGAAACAGTTGAAGTCCCGAACTTGATAGTTATTCCCTTATTATTGAACCCCGCCAGGCGCAATTCTAGAGAATAAAAAAACTCCAGTACAAAGATTACCAGGGTTTGGATATTCTTTAACTGGGATATCATCTTAGACAGCTGTATACCAGCTCCACCCTCGGTACCACTCTGTGATGCAGATACTCCAATGATAGAACCATTTACTCCGAGGCCGTTTGCCACAGATTGTTGATTCATATTCCAGGGAAGGTTTATATTCTGCATGGAAGCTGAAGTAGACCTTAGTTCGAATTCGTGGTCATCAATGTAACCAACCACTACTCCATCAGACATACCTCCAACAATATTGGTCTTCATCTTCCTTAGAGTACTTTCCAAACGAGCAGCATAGGCTTTTTCACTTTCTCCAGCAGTACGAGGAGGTTTAGCCATCTTAGCTTCAAGGAAACCAACCATACCCATTACCTCCATAATGTGTTTGAAATTCTTTCGCATGGTATGCTGACCAGCGATAGAATCCAAAGCCGACATAAATGGAGGTACCCCGTATGGTTCATCGGTATCATTGTACATACCTACATAACAGTAGGTCTCGGTATTCAATCGTATAAATGAATCTTTGAGACCATCTACCAAACGGGGATTCCTTTGGTATGGGTGATATACTCCATTGTTCTCTCTCTTAAACCTTATAGTTTCTGGTTTTATGAAGAGTATGGTTTCCAGTCCTGTTAACTTCTTGTTTGGTACTCCTTCTACTGATATAGCACCACCAACGAGAAGCTGAACTATGAATTTATTCACTAACCCGTCAATACCAGCCGTATACTTAGACCACTTTTTTGATACATCCCTCAAGTGCTCCCTCATCTTGGTAGATTCTTCTGGAGTATTGTTTGGGAAGTCGATGGTATGACCTGTATTCGACAGCTTGAACATGTCCTGCAATGCAATGCTGACGTCCGGGTTTATCTTGTACAGGTCCCGAATGATAGGTATTAGTTCTGTTCTGAACGTTGGGGTAACTAAGTTCGTCATACCATTGAGAGTGGTAATGAGTTCAGAGTTCCCCACACCATCATCTGGTTGAGAAACTCTGCCCGGACTTATTGAACCCTTTCCCTCATCTTTGTTCTGAGATTCCACAGGCTTAGACCTGGTGAACCAACTGATAGGATTAAGTTTCATGTTATATTGAATGGTTTATGCTTACTGAGGAATTACTACAGTACCAGATGGACTGTGAGACCTGATATGATTTGTGATGGCTTTACCGAATATAGCATCATCGGAATAGGTTTCACCTTCCAAATCCAGGTCCATAGAGGAGTTATTCATTCTATGCTTACCACGAGCAATAGGTCTTCCAGCACCGTCATAAATAAAGGTGTATGCTTCTTGTACAAAGAACGGGTCTTTTATAATTACGTTCTCTTCCCTGATATCCTTCTCTAAGTTCTCGATGATTACAGAACGGTTCTTGGTTGTAGTTAACCATCCAGGGAATTTATCTTCCTCGGGTCTGTTCTTCCTCTTCTTACGTAAGAGCTTAGTATAGAAGTATAAATTAGGATATCCCTCATCCTGAAGTATGGTAGTTACCGTCATACCAACGTCGTTAGTCTCTGGGGCTAACTTAGCAAAGTTATACTTCTCTCCAATATCTCCAAGGAGTCGGGCATACTTGTTCAGGGGTATTCTCCCCTTATATACTGCAGCCTCTTCTCCTTCTTTATCCATACAGGTGAAAGCAGAGTAGTCAGTACCTCTACCAGTAGCACAGTCACCACCAATAAAGTATTCTTTGTTCGGGTCTGGTTCGTTGAACTCTTTATACTGACCTTTGAGACGAGTATTGATAACAGGGTAGTCGAATAAGCATTCCTCTATAGCTTTAATATCAGCTAAGTCAAATACTGTATTACCTGATGATAGAAAGTCACCCTCTATCTCCTGAGCAGTTCTCTTGGGACCAAGAGCAGCAGACATTTCTTCATACCATTTCTCATCTCGGTCAGGGTGCATCTGCCAATACAATCGGATTGGGTTGAATGGGTTGCCTCCAGATATGGCATCTACCCAAGTACCATGGAAGAAGTTCCCGACGCCGTAAGGCGTGTTATGAGACACGTAGTCTTCGTTGATGAGGTAAGATTCATCGTTTTCAACGCAAATGTCATAAATGGTATCGTAATACTTTCTAACTACTTTCAGCTTAGAAAGATAGATACTTGTACCACGTTTACCAGATACAATACGTTGAATATAAGACTTATTCAGTTTAACCTCAAACTTATTCTCAATCTCCTGAGATATCTTCTCCAACACTCCATAGTAGTAACCAAGTTCCTGATAACGGTATCTTATGTAAGCCACCACTCTTAAGTCGTAGTTGAATCCCCCTTTTAGTTTAGACCCAAGCTTCATTCCATAAGAATGTTTCGCAGCTTTTTGACCGTTCTCAGCTACTGTAACTATCTGGAGATTGGTTACATAATTGTCTGAAGGATTGTTGTTAATGTGGTCAACTACATACCCATCTGGAATTTCTCCTAAGAATACTTTAGCTACCAAATTGTGGACACATATCTTTTTCTTTTGACCATTATTCCACAGACTTATATTTAGATATTTTTCTCGGTTAGTACATGGTTTTGGTAATTTTTCTACCCTCGTTCCATTCTTTACAATGAAGATTCTTCCCCAGTTAGAGACTTCATAGTTTGGATAACCAGGTATGGGTTTGCATATCTCTTTCTTAGGTTTTAGGGTTATTGGATTCTGCTCCAAACCCCTTATACCAGTATGATAGAAGATAGCTGGTACGTTTCGTTTAATTATTTCTGAAACTGGTAACCAACCTTCTAGAGTATACAGCTTATGTTTTGGAGTACACTTAATAACCTTACCTTGTTCATTGTGAACTTCCCAGGTTTTCAGTACACCCTTATTTACAGAACCAAGTACTCTCTGCCACTTTCCAGTATGTGATAATACTCTCAGCCCAAGATGTGATATATCCATCTTACCAAAAGTTTTGGGACAAATAGAATCTACTCTGAATGGCCCATCTTTACCTATAATTTGAGTATCACCAGTAATACATGAGTTTACTATAGCAGCACCACCAGTTGATAGAGTAGGGAAGGCTGATGCCCAGATAGTTGAAGCCCATCTTACGATTGCTGCTTCATCAATCACCAACAACGACAAAGATTCAGAACGACCAGCTTGGTCAGAGGTTGGAATAGATTCTATTACAGAACCATTTGCAAACTCTATAGTTGATACAGAACCGAACTCCCCTGCACGACCGTTTATGATAGGCTCTTGCAGATATGAAGGAAGATTCTTGTACATGAACTTAATCTTCTTTAGTACCTTCTTTGCTACGGTGTCCTTGATTGAGATAATATTTATCTTCTTGTTAGGATGATACATTGCTAACCAAAGACAGTAGAGAGAGATTAGCTCAGTAATACCAGCCTGACGAAACTTTAGGATGATATTGAACCTGTTGAGCATGAATTGGTATAGCACTGCCTTCTGAAAAGGGTAGAGCAAAAACTTTACCATGCCCAACACTGGGTTTATCACGTAGCAGAAAGTAGAAAAGAAGAACGGGTCTTTCATCACCCGAACCAATGTCTTAAGCTGTTCAGGTGTAATACTCGCATCTTCAACTAATATCTTCTTTCTTGCCATGTCAGAAATTGTATGAAATTCTTAAGTACGGGTCGAGACCTAAATTATCCCGAAGTTTAGGATAATAGTTGATATTCAACCCGGCTTCATAATTAAATTTACTGGTATTGTATTTCAAGCCTAAATCCAAATCATGGAAGTTATGTACTGGTCGTATGGTATACTGAGCTACTGGATTAAATCTTTTTAAGAAAGATGTTTTCTTATGGGTTAATTTACCATCCAGGTAGTTATATTGATAACGAAAGTAATTAACTGAATACTCCTCAGTAATAAGCTTACAATCGGTATTAAATGTAGTGATAGATAGCTTATCACCACCAGATAGTATTTGCAACAACTTAGGAGCTTGGGGATAATTGGTCAAGAACAATTCATTGTATTCAATTTTAGTTGAATCTTTCTGAATGATAGTGACCACTCTATCAACATATTCTATTCGTTCAATGGGAACAGAATCAACCCGATATAGGAACACCATTCGGGGTAATTGAATCTTATGGAATTCGACTTTGGGTACAAATGGATTATTAACCACAACAGTATCAACCCGACGAGAAGAATTTTTAAGGTCATGACTTAATTCAGAATTTCGGTTCCATAACCAGAATATTGTTAAGGCCATAAATATGAAGGCCGAGGTTAAGATTACATTTTTCATGGTTCAGGGTTTATGAAAACAATTAGGGGGGATTATAGGGGGGTTAAAGAAAGTAAATCTTAAAACTAATACTTAAAAGCTAAGTACTCCAGCAAGCTGGAGGTTATTTTCGTATTTTTCTAAAGAAAAATACTCAATAACTGCGCATATACGTACGCGATAGGGGATATTCATTTTGATATTAGACCAGCCTTTTGTAAACAGGATTTTAACCACAATGAATTCTCATATACGGCACCCTTAGTTAGGGTATTTCTCCCTTTATTCAACCAATAAGTCGGATTAGCATTGTCAAAATATACCTTGAATGATTTGGGAAAACCCATAATCACCCTATATTCATCAAGTCCCATAATCCTTCCGTGGGGATTGAATTGCCTGGATGAAGGTCTTACAGTTAATGGGTAACTTCTTTTTCTATTGCGATATACTCCCGGTAGAGTCTTCATCTTCTGAGTTCTCATAGGCCACTTATAGTCATTTTTGAACTCAGTTCTCCATAGCTTTCTTACTTGAGCTACTGTTAGAGTGGTTTTAGATTTATCAGCATAGTGATACATGGCTAACTTTTTATCATCAGCTTCCCGATAATTTAGGTCTCTCCTAACCTCTCTTTTCAATTGACACAGATTCTTGGGTTTGGTAACCTGAAAAGTATGGTCAAATATCTGGGGATTGATTTTTGAGTCTTTTCTCACTCCTATCAATACCAAACGTTTCCTACTTTGTTGGGAATTACCGAATACCGTAACGGAGTGACAGTGAACTATAAGTTTATAATCGGGTAAATTATGCTCCCATTCCCCGATAGGGATAAAATCCAGAAGTTTTGGGAGGTTCTCAAGCATAAATATTGCCGGTTTGAACTTCTTAACACTAGAAAGATACAGATTAAGAGTAACATCTTCCCGGGGTTTGCCCAGGGATTTTTTCCTGGAATATGAGAATACCGAGCTATGCCCACATGATGGAGAGCCGAGTATTAGGTCTATTTTGGAAGTTTTTACCTCTTCCAGTGACCTTACAAATGGTATATCTTCAAAATTGAGCTTCCATTGCTCTTCTTTTTTGGAATGAAATACTGCTCTTGGCTCTACATTGGCTATAAGATGTTCCTTAAACTCAAAAAGAAGCGCTCCTTGGGCTCCACAGATACCTAAGACATTCATTGAAAATAAGGTTTATATAGATATACACGAAGGTCTTGCAAAATACTATCATATATTGCATTAAAATAATAACAAAACTCATGAAAGTTGGTGATTTATTACTGGTAACAGGTCCTGCCTTCTTTGAAAAGACGGCGATTAAGGAGAGGAAAAAGGGAATTTACACTCTTGAGAATGGTATTAAGACAGATAGAGACCTCAATCCTCTCAATTCTAAGTATCAAATAGAGGTTTTCAACGAAGAAAAATACAAAACTATGGTAGCACAGAGAAATTTGAACCGAGATATTGAGAAATTGGCCTCTATCAATAAGAAAGGGATAGAAAATCCTGACCTAATCAGATATGCAGCTGCCAAAATCAGTCGTATTATCGAAAAAATAGAAGGAAAATGATACGTTTCTTATTACATTGGATTACAGTAAACGTTATTAGTTACTCTGCATATTGTGGAGGTATGACTTGGAAAGCTTTGAAAGGAGTAAACAAGGAATATGAAGGTAATGAATCTTGGTCCAAAGGTAAGAAAGAAACTATTCAAACACTCATAATTTGTATCACCATCATAATAATCATATCATGTCTGATATCTTAATGACTGCTAATCCTGCTCCGGCTTGGTTGGGTTATACCCTTTTAGTGTTCTATACTCTCGGATTTATCTTCTGCTTATTTATCAGAAGTGTAATCGAAGAAACTCCTCTTAAAAAAGCCTCCAACCCAGTTAGATATGGAGTTTTATTCCTTATATGGGCAGTTAGTCCGGCAGTAATAACCGGATTATTCATACTAACCTTCAAAATTATTTTCAAGAATGATACTCGAGTTAAACGACATTGAAATAATTTTAAGGAAAGCCAGTGATGAAGAGAAGCAATCCATTCCGGTTTGGGATGCTTATATAGAGAAAGTAATCATAGACGGGAATATTCCTTCCCTTTTACGGGATAAACTCACTGGTAAGATAAATAATCTTACTCAGGGATTCACCCAAAAGTTCAGCGGTCAATTAAAGGGTAATATTGAAAATGAGATATCATCTTTAGAGGAATATGTATACCGTAAACATGACCTAACCTTTACTAAGCTAAGAGTAGTAAGAGAACATTATTCATTAAGAATAACTACAGCTCAAGGTCAAACATTCGATATTTGGGAACCTTAATCAAAATATCTATATGGCAGTAAAAGTTTATACTCCGGGTCAGTTTTATGATGCTGGTGGAGTAGTAGAGGAAATGTTTTACCAAGAAGTTGGTAGAACAAAGAAGTACTTAAGGAAGAGAGTTGGTTTTGTACGTTCTTTTAAACAAGTAATCAAGAATCTAAAGGATGAAGCTTGGAGAAAGTTTCATTACATGAAAGCTAACGTTAGAGGGGTAGATTATACCTTGGTATATGACCCCGATAATAAGGAATACCCCTATCTTTTCGTAGAAACCAAGTTCTACTTTAAACAAGAGGCCAAGGTTAAAGAACCAGACCAAAAGTAGTAAATGTAATCACACAAAAGAGGTCAGTATTTATCTGACCTCTTTTCCCTTTTATATTATTACAAATTGTGGTATTGATAATAAAGTATTCCTTTAGATGCGATAGTAACGGTGACTATGGCTTTAGTTTGGCCGAGGTTAGTGAAACCTTCTCCAACGGGTTGATTACCGTCTACAGAATAACTATGACTAAAGTGAAACTCTACCTCTGAATTATTAAATCTGAACCCCGTGGATATGGCCTTCTGTTCATATTGACCACCATAATCATGACTATCTACTATCATAATGCCATCTATCTGTCCATTTTTAACTTGATTGTAGATAGTTATCAGTTCAACTGTAGATAGTAC